TCCTGGCTCAGCCGGGAGCGGAAGGGCAAGGGCGGCGGGCTGGAGTACGCCCTGTCCGCCCTGCCGAGGGCGGTTCAGAAGGCGCTGGCGGCGGCGGAACTGGCGAAGCATTCGCCCTTGCCCACGGCGGGGCCGGGGCAAACAGGCACCGAGACGGTGCGCTCGAAAAGCCCAAGCGCCTCCACGCTTGGCACATTGGCCCGCGCCCTGCCGAGGGGCGCGGGGTTTTTTCCAGGGCCGGAGGGGGACGGCCCGGCCCTGGAAAAGGCGCAGATTCGGGAAGCGGAGCTTCCGGGGCCGCGTTCCCAAGCGGAGCTTGGGAACGAGGGGAACGAAGGGGACGAGGGGAAGGCGATTTACCACGATCCGCTGAAAGAAAAGCGCGGCGGCGATGCCTGGGACAAGTACGAGGCGCTCAAGCCGTTGCTGGATATCCCCAAAAGCCTGCGCGGGCCTGCCGTGAAGGCATTGGCCCAGCGGCTGGGGGTGCATTTTTCCACGCTGTACCGCCAGCTTGAACGGTATGAGGAAGGCGGCGTCACCGGCCTGGCGAAAGCCCGGCGCAGCGACGTGGGCGAGGCGCGGGCGGACATCTCCTTGCAGTTTGACCGGCTGTCGCCCCTGCCCCATGCCGTTTTGGCGGACATCCGCACGGAGCTGGACGCCTATATCGGCTCCTGCTGGGGCGCGGGCGTCACCGGCTGGCGGCAAGTCCAGGCGTTGGCCGGGGTGGAACTGCACCGGCTGTGCCAAGCGCGGGGCTGGCGGGTCGCTTTGGAGGACTGCCGGGTGCCGAGGCATGTGGTGGACGCGAAAAAGCATTTGAAGATCGTCCACCAGGCCAAGACCGACGCCAAAGGCACCTACGACAAGCACATGCCGAACGTCAAGCGCCACAAGCGCGGGCTGATGCCCTGGGAGCTGGTGTACGGCGACGTGCATCCGCTGGACATCCCGGTGCGCATCGAAGGGCGCGGGCTGGTGTATCCCAAGCTCATCGCCTGGCTTTGCGTGGGCACCGGCCAGGCGGTCGGCTACCCGGTTTTGTGCGGCCCCAACCAAGGCGTGACGCGGGCGGATGTGGCGCAAAGCTTCGCCCATTTGTGCGAACAGTTTTCCATCCCCGACCGGGCGATCGGCTTGGACAACGGCTCCGAATTCAACTGGGACTGCATGGTCGCGGGCTACGCCGAACTGGCGCGGCTGACCGGCAAGGCGCGGTTTGACATCCAGGGGGCGAAAGCGGTGTTGCACGAGGGCAAGGGCGGCAAGCCGGTGCTGCGCAAGCTGCCTTACAACAGCAAGTCATCCCCCTGCGAAGGCTTTTTCTCGGTGCTGGAAAACGCCTATCTCTGCCAGATACCCGGCTGGGTGGGCGGCAACCGCATCACCAAGAAGACCCAGAACCTAGGCAAGGAGCCTGCGGGCTTTCCGGGCGGGGACTGGCTGGAGCTGTGCCGGCAAGTCGGCGTCTGTTTCGACCTGTACAACAACCGCCCCGGCGCGGACGGGTTGTCGCCCAACCAGCGGCTGAACCGGGCCAGGGAGCTATGGGGCTGGCGTCCGGCCCAGGCCGATGCCGCCGCCGTGCTGCTGTCGTTTGCCGAGGCGGACGTGCGGACGGTGAAGGCCGGCCGGCTGACTTGGAACGGTCTGAGCTATTACGACGACCGCCTGCTCGGCGTCAACGGGCGGCGGCTGGTCAAGGTGGCCGGGCATGACCCCCGCCTCGCCTTCGTGTTCGAGCGGGCGGACGGCGGCAGGCTGGAATGCGTCGCGGCGCTGGAGCCGAGCTACGGCTTTTTGGACAAGACAGGCGCGAAGGAGCGCGGGCGGCGGCTGAAGGCGTTCAAGCAGGTGCTGCGGGACTACGGCAAGCAGGTTTTCCCGCTGGTGCCGATGGTGGAACAACTGAGATGGCTGGACGCCTTCCGCGAAGACGCCGACTACGGCGGGGCCATCATGGTCCAGCTATCGGAAGAGGCGCGGGCCATGCGGGCGGCGGTGGACCGTGAGGCGGAGGCGTTGGCCGGGCGGTTTGAGCGCAAGCCCCAGGCGGACATCCTCAGCCAGTGGGGCGAGGAAGATGACCCGGAGATTTTGGAATTGCGCCGGTCGCTCGGCGAGTGAACCCCCCGTGTTGCCATGGGGCGGTGTTTGAAAACGATGAAAACGAGGTGAACCCATGAACGAGAAAGACCTGATCGACGCGGCGAAGGCGGATGCTATGTCCGCTTACGAAAATCATAGTCCCATCGCAATCTCCAGGCGACGTATTCACGCAGAAAGCCAGTTGATTGGCGGATGCTTTCCGCATCCGTCACAGACAGGCTTGGATGGTCAAGACCTGCTTCAAGATGGAATTCAACTCGGGCAAGGGACTGCTCGAACTCGTCCGGCGTGATGATCTGCTTGTTGAGCAGCACGGCGAACAGTTCGCCCTGCACCGCCAAGGCGGTGGTGTTCTGCTGGTTGACGCCGTTGATTATGCCGTCGATGTCGAAATCTTCGTCCACGGGCTTCCCCTGGGCTGGCGAATAGGCGGGCCTTGTGAGCCTGGCCGGGGAAGTTCTTGCGGAATGCCACCCCGGCGGGGCCAAGGCCCTGAAACGTGAACTTGAGCAAATGCAACAAGAGGTATTGCGCGATGAGCAGCTTAACGTATCAAGAGTGGAAAGGGCAAGTGGTGGGCGGGATCGTCCGCGAGTACGGCGTCAGCCGGGAGATTGCCGACGATTACGGCGACGAGTGCGGCTGGCTGGAGATTTACCAGACGGGCGCAAGCGTCGAGGAGACCTTGGACGCCATTGCCAAGGAAGTGGTCAAGCAGGCGTTGGGAGGCAGGCCATGAACCGCGAAGACGCCTTGCGCAAGATCAAAGCCTGCTGGGCGCTGTCGGAAAGCGCCAACGAAGAGGAAGCGGCGCGGGCGCTGTTCCAGGCCATTGCCTTGATGAAGAAGTTTGACTTGGACAACGAGGACGTGCTGGCGGCGGATGTCAACGAACTGTCCGCCAAGGCGGGCGGGGCGAAAAAGCCGCCGGAATGGGAGGCCGTGCTGGCCGCTGCCTGCGCCCGCGCCTTTGGCTGCAAGACGGTTTACAGCGTCAGTTTCTTCAACCCGGCGCAATGGCAGTTTATTGGCGTCGAACCGGCCACTACCCAGGCGCAGTATGCCTTCACCGTGCTGTTCCGCCGCGCCGGCAAGGCCAGGGCGGAGTATGTGAAGAAAAAGCTCTCCCGCTGCAAACCGGCCAACAAGACGGCGCGGGGCAATTCATTTGCCGAGGGCTGGGTGCAAAAGGTGGTCAGCGCGGTTTACCAAATGCCGAAAACCGGGCGGCATGACGATGCCATTGAGGCGTATTTGAAAAAGGCAAAGCCCCGATTGGGCGCGTTGGAAACGCGCCCGGCAGCGCCCCAGGGCCGGACGGCGGTTAATGACCGCCACGCGGGCAACCAAGCCGCCCAGGGCGTGGAATGGACGCGGGGGATTGGCGGCACACAACAAAAGAGGCTGGGCCATGGCTAAAGAATACGCGCAAACGAAATCCATCAAAGACGCCGTCAAGCTGGCCAAGCAACTTGTCCAGGCGGAGGACGCCGCGATTGGCGAGGTCATCGGCGAAACCGGCACCGGCAAGTCGGCTGCGGGCCTGCACTTGGCGCAGACCATCGAGCAATCCTGGCGGATATGCTGCTATGACGGCATGGGCCATGACAAGCTGATGCGGGCGATATTCAAGGCGGTTTTTGGAAACGCCAAGGGGGTCGCCGACTGGGAGAACCTGTTGAAAGAAATGGCGGGCGATGGCCCGGCCCGGCCCCTGCTGGTGGTGGACGAGTGCAACTCGATCACCTGGAGGATATTGGAGCGGCTGCGCTACCTCGCCGACGAATGCGGCTGGGCGGTGCTGCTGGTCGGCACCGAGCTTTACACCAACCAGTTTGCTGATGCCCGCACCAAGCCTTTGTTGAAGCAGCTCGGGCGGCGGATCGGGGCGAAGCGGGTGAAGCTGAAGCACCTCGACCGGGCGGAGACCCTGAAATACATCCTCAAGCCCCGGTTTGGCGAGGTGGACAAGGAGGTCTTGACCAAGTTCTGGGGCGGCTGCCGCAAGGGCAACTGGGGCGAGGCGGTGGAGCTGGCGAATGCCTGCAAACGGGTCATGGACGCCAACAACAAGACCTTGCTGGGCATGGATGTGCTGAACGCGGCCATGGCCGACCAGGCCAACGCCCCGGCGGAGGATGGCACGGGGGGCGAATAATCCATCCTGCTTGGTTGGCAGACGGAGCCGTGGCGCGGCGGTCAATCCGCGCCAAACCCCGAGGGTTTTGCGCGATGGCCGGGGCCATCGCGGAGGGCCTTCCAAGACGCGGGACGCCGCGATTTTCAACCCTTCTTAAAGAGACAGAGCAATGGACATTTTGAATAGATTGATAGGCGGACATCCCGACATGCCAGGGCTGGCCTTGGGCGGCGATGAGTTGCCGCCCTCGCCAAAATTGCGGCTGGCCTTGCAATGCGTGGCGAAGAAGCGCGCCTTGGAACAGGGTGCGCGGGAGCTGGCGGCGCTGGAAGACCGGCTGGCGAAATTATGCGACTCGGGCGATGTGATCGACATGGGCGAAGGGGAATGTGTGCTGGTGAGCCAGATGCACAGGCTGGATATTGTGAATCCAAGCCTGCTGCATGAAACGCTTGGCTCGGAAGCCTTCGGGGAACTGGTATGCGGCGTGATGGCCTTCCAGGCGAAAGACGATGGCATCGGGCTGATGGCGTTGCTGACGGATGCCGACCATCCGCGCCAAGAGGCATTGCGCCAGAGCTGCGAACTCAACTCCGAATGGACGGTGGGCTATGTGTCCGTTGGCGATGCGGACCAGTAGGTGGCCTTAAGGCCACCCTACCACCCCGAAAGGTTGACGGCATGAACGAGATGACGCTGGCCGACATCGCATTGGTGCTAGATGTCGCAAAGCCGACCGCCAGTTTGCTAAAGAACGGCAAATACCACGAAGTGGCAAAAAACTCGGAACTCCCGAAACGCTACCAGCGCCTGGCCGAACTTATCGGCCAGGCCCAACAATCCTTTGACCCAACGGCCCTGTGCAATGCTTGCCCGAGGCAAGATTGCACGGGGTGCCGGGTCGCCGAACTGATTTGAGGTGAAACCATGATTAAAGTCGAAGACAACACGTACAAAAAGAACAGCCTGGGACATTTGGTCCCGGTCGCGCAGATTCCCGCCCGCATCCTGGCCGAGGATGAACTGGTGACCGAGTTGTTCGCGCAGGCCCGCTGGCTGCAAAACATCCTGGCGACGTGGAAATACAGCGCCATGTCGTCAATCGCCTGTTTTGTGAACGACGTGGGCGAGGAATTGGGCGTTGACAACGCTTCCCAGGCTGAAGCCTTCGTCACCCTGAGCAATTACGAGGGAAATCTGAAAGTCAAGATTGCCAAGGGGACGCACATGTTCTTTGGCTGCGACTTGAGCGCGGCGAAGGCGTTGGTGCAAGCCTGCATCCGCGATTGGGAGGTGGGGGCGATGCCGCAATACCAGGCCATCGCGCAACACGCCTTTCCGACCGACAAGGAGGGCGACATCAACCCGGCGAAGCTTTGGGAACTGACCAGCCTGTTTATCGAAGGCGACGACCGCTGGAACAACGCCATGAAGGCCATCCGGCAATCCGTGCGGTATGAGTTCAAAAAACCGTATCTGCGCCTGCATTGCCGCGAGAAGGATACCAGGTGGGAGATGCTGACGCTGGATCTGGCCGCAATCAACAAGGGGGACGGGGCCGGGGCCGCGCCGGTGGACTTGCCCGGCCTATTGACGCCGGTCAAGCCGATCCGCACCGAGGAGGATTACCGCAAGGCTATGGAGCAGGTTAAGGCGATGATGGCCGGCAACCCGGAGGCCGACAGCCCGGAGGGCGAAAAGCTGGAAGTGTTGGCGTCACTGTGCGAGGGGTGGGAATTGCGCTCGGCGCTGGCCGTTGGGGGCTTGTCATGAGCGCCCCCGCCAAATCCAAAAGCTCAAGCCGCGCCAAGCTCCTCGCCCAAGTCCACCTGGGGACGGCCAAGCTGTTTGGCCGGAACGATGAAGACGCGCACCGCGATTACCTGGAGGCGCACACCGGCGGCGAAGGCAAGGGCAAGCGCAGTTGCGAAGACTTGACCGACTTGGAGCTTGCCCATGTCGCCAAGCAACTGCGCCAGGCCGGGGCGCTGGACGGCGACGGCAACAAGCGCGGCGGCGCGGGGCCGGACAGGCCGACGCGCCAGCAATGGGCCAAGCTCGGCGGGCTGGCGCGGCAAAAGGGCTGGAAGAAAGGCTTGGAAAGCGAGGAGCTGCAAGCCTTCGTCAAGCGCACGGCGAAAGTCACCAGCAGCCGGTTTTTGACCAGGGCCAGCATGACGGCGGTCATCAGCGGGCTGGAGCAATGGATTGCGCAAGGGGAGGCCAAGCCATGAGCTTTGTGTCCGACGAACGGCCCTCGCGCATCTTCCAGCGCATGGCGTCTCCGCAGGGGGTGCGGGTGGAAAACAAGACCTACTGGCATGATCTCTTGGCGCCGTACCGCTGGAAGGTCGTCAACTTGAAATGGGTCGGTGACACCTTGGTCGTCCTGCTGCCCGGCCAAGACGGGCCGGTCACGCTGGAAGCTGTGCCACAAGAGAGGCTATAAGATGCAATGCCCGCACTGCCATGGCGAAACGACGGTCTACTTGTCGCGGGAGGATGCCAGCATCCGGCTGCGCTACCGGGTATGCCTGGGCTGCGGGCATCGCTTTACCACTGCGGAGGAATATCTGCGGGATGTAAAGCCCCAGAAAAAGACGGTTGCGAAGCTGAAGCCTGCCAATACCAACCAAGTTGATTGGGTGAACGATGGACGCTGAACGGGCCGTTTTGAAGGCCGTCGCCCGCCGCAAGCTCATGGCGGCGGTGGTCAAGGACGACGCGGCCTGGCAGGCGCTGTACGACAAGCTGCGCGACGCCTACACCCGCGCCTTCGACGCGCAGGCCCAGGCGGCATTGGCCAATGCCTTGGAGCGGGTGCGCATGGTGCCGGAAGGGGCCGACTCGGCGGAGTTCGAGGCGGTCATCATGCCAGCATTGGAAAAGGAGCTGGGGCCGGACGCCCTGCAAGCCGTGCTGCGCGGGCCGGTGCTGAACCTCTCCGAGGCGCTGTTCCGCGTCGGCGTGGCCGAGGTGGGCAAGGCCGTGGGCGTGGACATCCTGTTCGGGCGTCCGGATCTGGACGCCCTGGACATCGTAGGCCGCGCCAACCTGTATTGGGTAGGCAATAGCTGGAACACCCTGGTGGACGGGCTGTTCCGGGGTGCCTTACAAGATTACTTCGACAAGGGGATGACCAGGGCGCAACTCACCGAGCGCTTCGCCAAGGACTTTGCCGGTTTGACCGAGCGCGGCATTACCTATTATGAATTGCTGGCCGACCACACGGCGACCCGGACGCGGGAAATGGGCCGGGTGACGGGCTATGAACGCGCCGCTATTGAATACATTCAAGTAAGGGCGCACCTGGATGAGCGCACTACCCAATTTTGCCGCCATATGCACGGGCGGGTAATAGCCGTTAAACGATTGTCCGAGCAACGCGCCGAGTATCTCAACGCAGTATCCACGCGCAACATGGAAGCCGCCAAGAATGCCTGGGTCATGCACGGCCAGGCCGACGATTTCAGCCGGGTCAAAACCAGCGAACTGCCCAAAGGCACCGCCAACCCGCCTTACCATTTCCGCTGCCGCACCATTACCGTGGCCTACTTCGAGCCTGCGGGCCAATCCTCGCCCGGCGATGGCGGAGGCACCGGCCCGGCCCGCTGGCTGGTGGACGCCTACAACCGCGAAAGCCTCACCCACCAGGCCACGGAAGCCTTGATAGAACGCTGCAAAGCGGCGGAATGGGGGACGCACTTGATCGACGGCAAGGCTCCCTTGCGCAGGCATTATGAACGGCATGGGAAAATGTTTGGCTCCATGGACGAGTACAACCAGTTTGCCATTGACCTGATCCGCCGCGCCAACCGCGATGTCTACCTCGCGGTGCGCAGGGGCAGGCTCAAGGCGCTGTTCGTGCAAGAGCGAAGCCGCGCCACTGCGTACATCGCCACGGTGGACGTGGCGGACAACGCCCTGGAAACCCTGCACATCCGCGACACCAAGCGGCTGTCCGCATTGGCTGACGACGTGCCGGCCATCAAACAACCCGGAAGAGGCATCCAAAAATGGCTAGGCAAATGGTTTGGCAGGCGCGGTTGACGGAACTGCCCTTCGGCGACCCCGAGAACTTCGGGGCCAGGGCTTGGGAATGGGCGGACATGATCCTTGCCGGGAAGGATGGGGAGCAAGCGCGGAACCTTTGGAGCTACGAGGGCGACTTGATCCTGGGATACCGCTCCGCCGCCGAGTTCGTCCGCGCCGCCCTGCCCGCCGACATCCTGGCGAAGCTGGACGCGGCGGATAGGATTTGGCGCGAAAACCCGTCCAGGTTCAACGCCTTCTTCAAGTACGAACATGCGAGGAAGGACGTGCAGACGGCCTTGGAGGGCTTCGTCTGGGACCAAGACGGCCAGACGCCGGAAATCCCCAGGGCGCATTGGTGGTGGTGGCCGCTTGAGGCATAAGCCGCTTTGGTGAATATTACCGATGCGGATTGACAAGGATGGTAGAAAATGGGCGCTTTGAACGGAGGCCGAAATGAAATGCCCAAAATGCGGTTATGAAAGACAACCCGGCGATAGTCATTCGGCAATAGAATGCCCGAAATGCGGGATTGTCTATGCCAAGTACAAGCCACAAGAGCCTCAGAATGGACTCAAGCCAGGGGCTGAAATCAAAGTCAAGCTGGTTGGCATTGACATCCCTTTTGGTGATCTGGTCATGTTTCAAGTGAAGCTTGCCCTTGCTTCAATCCCCGCAATTATCATCGTCTCATTAGTGGTGATCGGGGTGTTTGTTGTGTTTGGCATTGGTGCTGGCTTCATCGAAATGTTGGTCAAGCTGTCCAGCCTGAAACACTGACGCCCATATGGAATTGGCTCGTTCCCCGGCGCGGCAAGAAGAAGTAGGCGTAGGGCGGGCAGGCGTCTTTTGGCCTGCCCGCCGATCCGTCCGGTTCCGCGTGGGCAAACGATGGAGCCGTTTGCCAACCGGGCTAAAACGGTGAATATTACCGGGACTGTTTCATCCGGATGTTTGACAATGGCACTTTTTGGATGGAGGTTTTTATGAAGCGCCATGCATTCGCAGCCATGGCCTTGGCTTTCCTGCTGGCGCAGGCGGCACAGGCCGATACGGCAAGCTGGGAGGACGAAAACGGCGTCACCCATTTCTACCAAAAACCCGCGCTACACACTCCAAGCCCAGGCTCAGGCAACTACGGGGCGGTGGACAAGGCCAATGAGGCCAGGGCAGCGCAAAAGCTGGAGGCCGACAAGAAACGCTGGGCCGAGGAGGACGCCGCCGCTGCCAAGGCCGCGCAGGAATTGCGGACGCGGCAACTGGAGGAAATGAAGGCCAGGGCGGCGGTGGCCCAAGCCCAAGAAACCCGACGCCAGGCCGACGCCCAGGCGGAGCAGGCCCGCCAGGAAGCCATAGCAAACGAGATCCGGGCGCGGCAGATCGTGGTTCCCGTGCGGTATTAGCCGCGCCGGACGGTGGGTACGATGAGTCCGTGTCCACCCTACGCCTACCCCAACCGAATGAACCCAGTGCCACGGATGGCCTTCTCCAGCTCCTCCCGCACTGCCGCCCCGACCGGCTTCTCCAAGAAGCCTAGCCCATCCCTCCGCAACTCCCCCACCGCGTCCCGCAAGAACGGCCTGCCCGTCCGCGCCTTTTGGCGGACGCGCTTGGCGAACACATCCTTTCCCCCGATCTTGAACTTTAGCGCCTTGCCGTTTTTCGGGAAGATGGTCAGCGCGGGTCTGCCGTCATGCACGGCGCGGGCATAGGGCAGGTTCGAGCCGACCGCCGCGCCGTCTTGGCCGTAAGGCTGCACGACGATGGACTTGCGCAAATCGCCTTTGCGGAACGGGATATTCCCCTGCCGCGTCGCAATCTCGCGGACCTTCTCGGCTATTGCCAAGGCGATTTGCTGGGGTTCCAGCATTAAGCTAATTCACCGCCAAAGCGCACATAGGCATCGCGCAAGCGTTTCAGGCTGTTCTCGCTCTGCCCGTACCCGGCCCCCGGCAAGCTGGCCCAGATGTTGGCGACCTTGCGCACCGCCGCGTCGAACTGGCCCGCCTCGATGTCATCCAGCGCCTTGCGCCCTTGATCTGCTGGACGGCGATGGCATCCTGCGAGGAGGGCTTAAAGTCCGCCAGGCCCAGTTGCTTTCTATAGTCGTCGTAGTATCTCGCCAGCAGTTGGTAGCGGCCTGCGGCGGTGGAGGACAGCGTTGCGCTCAACTTGACGAGCTTGCGCGGGTGGTCGGCATAGCCGTTGTCGAACAGCGTGCCGCCCACCAGCACGTTGTAACCGTTGGCACCCTTGCCGTAAGTGCCTTCGGAGAAGGCGATCATGTCTAGGAAAGCTTGGAGGTTTTTGCTCATGGAAGTGCCACCTTGGGTTGCATCACAGAAAAGCCCTCTCCCCCGGCATCTTCCCCCACAGGGGGAGGGGAGAAAGAGGGGAATTAAAGAATCTTCACCATCCCGCCGCCCTGCCCGCCGCCAGCCCTGGCCGCGCCGTCCGCCGCCAAGGCCAGCGCCCAAAACAGGTCGCCGTGGCCGAGGTCGTCGCGCACCGCGTCGTAGCGGATTTTGTTGCCGGAGGCGAGCTTCTTGACCGCATGAAGCTTCGCCAGCACGTCAGGCTCGTTGGGCAGGATGAGTTGGCCTTGCTCGGCCAGCTTGAGAATATTGAGCGCCAGGCGCTCTTTGTACGGCGCCGAGAACGTGCGCCCCGCGCATCGCTCGGGCCATTCGGCGGCAAAGTCCTTGGCGATTTCAATTCCGACGCCGGTGCGGTCGATCTGCCAGCGGGCGATGTCGTACCGCTTGTCCACGCCCCGGATGATTTGCCGCAGTTCCGCGCCGGTCTTCTTTTTGTGTTCCTCGTGGTGGAACAGGACGTGTTCCGGGCAGAAGGCCGACGTGGCCGGGTCGAGCCGTTGCCCCAGCAAGGCCAAGGCGAACCAATCGCTCTCGAAGGCGATGTCCACGCCCGCCCGGTTGTTGCCGGTCTTGTGCTGCCGCACGTCGGCGACCGCCAGCTTTTGCAGCGACTCCCAGGACAGCAGCGCCGAGCCGTCCTCGGCCCACTGGCACAGGTAAAACATGTTCCAGGATTCCAGGTCGAAGTTAAGCTGTAGCTCTTCGAGCCCGCCCGGCACTTCCATGCCTTGGTTGATGGCATCATGGATGGTGATTTTCGAGCGGTGGAAATGGCTCCAGCGCCCGCCGTCGTTTTCGGCGATTTCCCAGAACAGGTTGCCCGGCACGAACGGAGTGCTGCACACGGTGACGCGCCCGCCGACCGCCGTGATCGAAGGCAAGATGGCGCTCCAGATGCGTTTGGGTTTGAGGTGCCATGCAAACTCATCTAGCCAGACATCGCCCGCCTCGCCTTGGATCGTGCGGAAATTCGCGGGCATGGCGACGATCTTCGCGCCCTGCACAAACAGCGTTTTTTTCTTCAGTTCGTAGGGGATGCCCAGCCGTTCCATATGCCCCATGGCATGGCCCAGGACAATATCCGACTGGTATTGCGAGGCCGAGATAATCAGTTGGTTGCGCCCGACCATCGCGCCCAAGACGCAAGCCAGCGCCATGATCCACGAAAAGCCGATTTGCCGGGCCTTCAAGATGCAGCGGTAGCGGTCGTCATCCAGCAGGAATTCCCGCTGATATTCCCGCAGGCCGTAATCCTCGTCCAATACCCTATGCAGCAATTCGCGGCAGGTCGCCTCGGCCACCTTCGGCCTCGGCTTGGGCGTGGGCGCATAGTGCCGCATCCTATCCAGGCTCTTGGTCAGCAGGTTAATGCGCCGGTCACGCGCCGCTGTCGCCTTTTGCGTCAACAGCCTTTGGATTTCCTTTTCCAAGTTGTCCGGCGTCTTCCGCCGGGCTTGCAGCTCCTTGTCCCAGTCGCTTTCCCTGACCCAGTTGCGGATAGTCTTCGCCGTGCAGCCAATGTCTCCGGCAATGTCCTCCGGCCTGTCGCCCAGCAGGTAGCGCCGCCGGGCTACTTCGCGGTCTTCGGCGGCTTGGCGGGCATCGGGGCGATAGGGGGCTTTGCGGGCGATTCGCAAAGATTGTTGTCCGGTTTTTGCGGCCATCACTCGCGCAACAGTAGGTCGAGCAAGGTCGAAAGCCTGTCCGGGGGCGGGCGCTCGGATTTTCGCGCCCTGGCCGGCAGGTTGAGGGTTTCCCGCGCCTCGGCCTCGTCCATGATGCCGGCGGCTACCCATTCGGCGATGTGGTCGGTGTTGGCGCGGTCGTCTTCGGGCGGCGTCAGGTCGATCCCGGCGAATTCAAACGATTGCCAGTCAATGCCTTCCCGTTTCAGCAAGGGCCGCAACGCGCCCTTGTAACGGGCGCGCTTGGGCTTGTTCGACAGCTCCTCAAACACATGCAACTGGCTAGTGACTTCCGATCCGCCGCCCAGCGCCCCGGCGGTCACAATCCCGGCCATCCGGGGCGGAACGCCATGGGCCATGACGATGCGGTCGCGGCCCGCGTCCAGCAGCTTGAGGAATTCGCCGTCCTGCGTGTCGGTCAGCTTCTTGAATTCAATCTTGCCGTTGGTGGGATCGTCGATGTGCAGGTACAAGGTCTTGTGCGCGTTCATCGTCCCCGAGTACTGCGTCGAGAAGAATGCCTGGACGGCCTTTTCCTCAGGCTCCGTCAGCTTCTTGTCGCCATAGGTGACGATGGCGTATTGCGGCAGGGCGTTGTTCTTGAAGAAACCGCGGTTGTAGTCCGTCGCCGACTTGACCAGATCCAGCATGCCGTTGCCGCCCAGCCAGTCCGGCAGGCTGTAGAAATGGCCGCTGGGGCAAGGCGCTTTGATGTGGACAATCTCATCCTCCCGGTAAAACTGGTTGAAATGGTTGCCCATCGGATCGTACAGCGTCTGGATGTAGCCGCCGCCCAAGGCGCGGTGCATGGTCAAGGCCGGGCGGCGCTCCCAGCCGGCAGGCCCGGCGTAGAGGAAGGCGTTGCCGTAAGTGTTGTAATCGACATCGAGCAGGCCGAACAGGTCAGCCGCGCCGGTGGGGCATCGCGCCTCGACGGCCTTGGCGGCGTCCCCGGTGACGCCGTTGCCGAACGCGGCGGCGGCGCGGACATGGATGCAGCGGCCATGCTCGGCGCTGGCCGAGTACAGCGTGAACAGCGACAGCGGGTCGATGGGCCAGGCGATGGCATTCTCGACGGTGAGGCTGTAGGGCATGAACAGCAGGCCGGAGCCAAGCTGCGCCAATGTCGTGCTAGATTTGATTACCGATACGTTCATGGACAATACTGTATCGGTTAATGATTAGACGCATGGAACGTATTTACTATAAGTAGTAACTCCGCCACCTTTTGCCCGTGAAAACATGGAAAATAAACCCATGGGCAAAATCACTGATCTACACGTCAATTACCTCTCCCTGGTCAAGCGTCCAGCCACCGGCAAGCACGTTATTCTGCGCTCGAAAGACGCGGGTACTCCTCGCTTGTTTGAAGTCGCCAAGATGGATTCTGCGCTACAGCGGGCATATGGAATCGTCTATGCGCCTGGTCAAGTGGATTCGCAAGGCGATTTTGCCGACGCGGATGTCATCCGCCGCGCTTCTACCAATTTCATGCGCAGTTATAACCAACAGAATGTTGACGTAGAACATTCGTTTAGCTCTGAAATGGCCTGTGTCGCCGAGACTTGGCTGGTACGCAAAGGCGACCCGCTTTTTCCGGAAGAGCCGGAAGGGGCTTGGGCGGTGGGTATCCAGATTTATGACCCGGATATTTGGAAACGGCTGGAATCGGGGGAACTGACCGGATTAAGCCTAGCCGGAATGGCCGAATATGAACAGCCGCCTATCGCGCAGAAAAGCGACGAAGCACCAAACTGGTTTACCCAGTTTTTAACCAAGGCCGGGCTGGTCCCGGAAAAACAAGAGGAGCCTATTACGGCCATGAAAGAAGAAGAATTGAAAGCGTTGATTGCCGCTGAAATTGCAAAGGGCGTTGCCGCCGCCTTGGTCGAAGCGAAGAAAACCGAAACCCAAAAGGCGGATGCCTGCAACGGCAAATGTTTGAAATCGGACGGCACTTGTCCGCACGGCCTGGCCGCGAAGAGCGCCGACCCGGTTGAATCCAAAAAGGAAATGGACGATCTGAAAAAAGGCATGGCCGACTTGACTGAACTGGTGAAGTCGATGGCGCAGAAAGGCGGCGGCGAAAGCGGAGCGCCGGGTGCTGGCGTCAAGAAGTCGTTCTTAGACTAACCCTTCCAATCTACATCCTAGTACAAAGGCAAAAGCCATGGCAAAAACCCCATCCGAGCAAATGCAAGAGTTGGTCAACCTCCACAAGTCCGAGTCTATCGCATCGCTGATCCTGGTGGCGAAGGATGTGGTGGGGCCGGAGCAACTGCGCTTCGGCGGCACATTGATCCCCGAGGCCGCACAGACTTTCATCACGCTGATGTTTGAAGATCCGTTCCTCGACAAGGTGACGCGCCGCCCGATGACGACGATCAACGCTGAGGGCGGCGTATTGGACATCCCCAACCGGGGCTTGCAGAACTGGCCGGAAGGCACCGAGCCGACAGGAACCGTTTCCGCCTCCAACCACAACTACATGCTGACTGCGAAACCGGCGAAGCTGCCGGTCAACCTGGGCTACTCCTTTTTCATTGACAACCAGAACAACCCGAACTTTCGGACGGAGTTGGAGAACGCCTTCGCCTCGCGCATCCGGGGCGAGTTGACGGATCTCGCCTTCAACGGCGACGAGTCCACCGATTCCGGCGACGCAGATTATAAGTTCCTCAAGTTGAACAATGGCTGGCTGAAAGTCGCCGCCGCGTCGTCGGATGTCAAGAAGGTCACGATTGACCCGGTTAATGACGGATGGATGGATTCGCTAGAGGCCGTTCTGGACAAGATGCCCAGCCTGTACCGCCCGAACGCCAGTTTCATCATGGAAACCGCCGACCGCGACAAGTACGCCATCGAAGTCGGGCGGCATGTGACCGGCGTGTCCGCCGTCGCCAACGAGCGGGCCTCTTCGCTCATCAGCTATCCGATGATGCCGAATGCGTTCATGCGGTCGAAGTCGGTGCTGTTCACCAATCCGAAGAACCTAATCTTCGGCGTGGCGCAGGATATCAAGAAGTCGGTCATGGACTATCCGCGCAAAAGCTGCTTCGAGTTTACCTGGGAGATGTGGGTGGACTTTGACATCGCGGTGAAGACCGGCACCGTGCTGGCTACGCCGAGATAAGCCATGCCGGACGTGGCCGCCTTCCGCACCCGCTTCAACCTCTCGGACAAGACGCCCGAGGCGATGCTGCAAGCGCACCTGGACGCGGCCCTGCGGCGGCTTAGGCAGGACAGCGGCCAATCGTCGGCACCGGCGGGCCGGGAAGCGGCCTGGGATGACGCGGTGCTGCATGCCGCGCTCAAGACGGCCATTCCTTATATGCATCTGTTTGCCTTCGACGCCATGGCCCCGGTGATGCGGTTCGTGGAGAACGGCCCGGCGGTGCGGTTCCTGACACCCGAAGATACCAAGGCCCTGGCCGACAACGCCGAGCGGGAATACCAGACGCAACTGGCCCTCATCAATCCTAACGCGGCGGGGGACAAAGTCCATGCCGGTTCATTTTCGTGGATGGCGATCAACAATGCCTGACAAGCAACTGCCCGGCTGGGTGTCTATTTTGGCGTTCGCGCTGTGGGGCGGCGGGGTAGCGTATTTGCAGCAAATTGCCGCCGAGCGCCGCCGCTTCCAGTGGGGCGCGTTCGCGGCCAAGCTGGCCGTCGCCGGTTTCGCCGGCGAGATGGTGGTATTGCTGGGCGACGCAACCGGGATCTCGCCCGCCTGGCACGAGGTGGCGGCGGGCATCGCCGGGTTCCTCGGCACGGAGGCGGTCAACGGCATCAAACTGGTGGTTTTGCGCAAATTTGCGATAAGCCCGCCAGAGGCGCGTGAAGGCGATCAATAAGGCGACCCGCCATCACCCTATAGGGAAAGCCAGAAACCGGCCCGCTAAACGGCGCTAAACGGGTAAAAACGGCATCCACAGAGTTACACACGGAGAAAAACATCATGAAACGCGAAAATCTTGTCAACCAAACTTTTCACCGCCAGTTTTCCATTGGCGTATCCGCTGCCAGCGCGGCCCAATCGACCGACATCATCGACCTGGGCCAACGGCACAATTTCCGCGAGATTGTCGGCATCAAGCGCGGCGCTCCGTCTGCGGGCGAAACCTTGCTGGTCTGGCAGTCCTTTGACGGCGACGCCGAGACGCCGACTTGGGCGCTGGCCCCGAAGGCCGACCTGTCGGGTTTCTGCTCCTCGCCCGCCAGCGCCGCGATCATGGTCGCCAGCGCGGCCCCCGCCGCCCGCTGGATCAAGTTGGTCCACACCAACGGCGAGACCGCGCAGACGGCTTTGTCGCTTGAATTCACCGCGTACCCGGCGGGCTAGGCCATGTTGCGCCAGGCGCTGCGGGCGGCGTTGCTGCCCAAAATCAAAGAACTGGCCCCGGACGGCCTGATCGACCTGGGCGGGGCGGATAGCTTGCAGGTGTTTTTGGAGGATGTGCAGGTGTCCGCCGATCCCCGCGCCCAGGCCACGCAATGGACAGACAGTATCGCGGTGGCCGTGCTTTACGCGGTCGATGACATCGAACGGCTGATCCATCACCTGGCCTTGGCGAATCTAAATCTGGCATTTGAGGCCAACGGCCTGGCGGCTACCGGCGCGGCGCGGTTCAAAAGCCTCAAGGAAGGCATCATCAACGGCGAGATGTACGCCGAACTCCGCTTCACCCTCAACGGCACTATAAGAGGAGTAGCCCATGGCTAAGAAATCTACCCCCGCCGCCGGCGCGGCCACGCAGGAAGACCCCGCCGCGCCCGCCCCCTTCTTTTTGGAAAACTGGCACCACGACGGCAAGGATTACCGCCGGTTGGACTGCGCCGATGGCCTGGACCCGGATACCCTGGCCCGCCTGCTCAAGGCCCGTGTCGTATACATGCCCAATCCCCAACCGCCGGTCCACGCCTTTCCCAAGGACGGCTACATTGCGCAGCATCTGCCCGCACAGGGCGGCGCGGCAACTGACTCCCACCCTGTCGGGGAGCCCTCTGATTAACACGGCCTTAAGGCCACCCCATAACACAAAAGGCAACGCACATGGCAGACCAAACTCCCGACGCACTCTTTGAAGGCACCCTGGAAATCACCCTGCTGGACGAACCGGCCCCGCAAGGCTGGCGGCCTATCCTCGGATCCTCGCAGATCCTGATTGACCAGAAGTCCAGCCAGATCGACGTGCAGACTACCGACCGGGGCGGATTCCAGGCGGTGGTGGCATCCGTGACCAAGCCGAACCCGGCGGATCTGAAGGTGAAGCTGGCGCGCACCACGGGCGTCTCCCTGGCGATGTCGCTGATGGGCGATGAGACCGGCTACACCCAATCCGCCGGCACGATGACCGCCGTGGAGATTGTCGCCATTGTCGGCCAGGGCGTTGACCTGCCAAAGGGCTATGTGTCCGGCCTGACGGTCAAGAGCAAGGTCGTTGCCCCCGCCGTGCCAGTGACATATGTGGAGGGGGTCGATTATTCGGTCAATCCCCGCTTCGGCACCATTACCGCCCTGCCGGGCGGACAAATCACGACTGGCGAGACACTGGTAGTGGACGGCGCCGCCGCCGCCGTCCAGGGCCGCATCATCCAAGGCGGGACGCGCACCCAGTGGAATGTGGCAATGCGGCTGGACTTGCTGAACAAGTTCGACGACAAGGATGCGGCGTTGATTATCCCCAAGGCCATTTTGACTTCGGACGGCGGCATCGACTTCAAGAGCGAAAAGCCCATCGAGCCGTCGTTCACCGGGCGCTTTATCTATACCGCCGGACAGCCGCCGTATTACTTCCGGCATGGCCTGGAGGCGGTTACTTAATCCCCCGCCACCACCCGGATAGCATTCCCCCCACCCCGGAGTTCCGGGGCGGGTTGTGCCAACCCCTCATGATATAGGCTACCGACATGTTTAATTTAGACGACCTGCGCGACGATCTTTACACCGAACTGGAAGCGTTCCGGTTTTCCGAAACCCGCCATTATGTTTTGGCGGCGTTGGTTGTGGCGGTTGTGGCAGTTGTGGTTTTGTTGATTATTTAACCACGCCACCGGACATAGGCACCCCGGCAGACCGGATGCATAACCCGGCCTGCCGATTTAATCTAAATCTCGCTATCAAACCATGGCCGACAATTTGAAACTAGCCGTTGAGATCTCCGCCGACCCGTCTAGGGCGGTAAAAGGTGTCATTGAGCTGGAAGAAAATATCGGCGAGCTTTCTAAGGGCTTGGCGGCAGAGCAGGCAAGGGCCACTGAATTGGGCGATGCTTGGGCGGTCGCGGGTGGCAAGGCAGATCATCTTGGATTGCAAGTCGCCTTAGCCAAAGCCGCGCTCAAAGACATGGCGGAACAAGGAATTTCCAAGACCCACGCAGACTATCAAGCCCTCGCGGGCGAAATACAAATCAACGAGGCCGCGCTCAAGCGGCTGCTCCCCTCCGTGCGTGACGCGGAAAACGCCTATCTCCAAGCCCAAAACGGCGTATCCCGGCTGGAACACCAGCTAGGCACAAACTCTGCCGCCCTGGACGCGCAAAAGCAAGCCTTGAAGTCTGCCGGTGTCGATGTTGACCGACTCGCCGACGAGTACGCCAGGCTGCGTCAAGAGATGCAAAAGGCATCCGATATTAAGATGGCCTTTCAATCTCTTGGGATAACGCCCCTTAAAGAGGCTGATGCGGAGATAACACGCCTACGCCAAAACTACCAATTACTTAAGGATTCTGGCGAACTATCAGATCAACAGCTTGAAATTGCCAATAAGGCACTGGCCGAGAGCATTGCCCGAATCAACGCCAGCACGGGCCGGATGGCGCAAACCACCGCGCAAGCCGGAGGGGCGCAGCATGATCTAGCCTCCTCTTTGGCTGGCACCGCGACAGCGGCGGCAAAAGCTGCCGCCGAGGTTAGCGATCTGGATGCGGCCTTAAAGAAAGAAAGCCATGGGGCAGACCAGGCCGCGCAAAGCACCGACACGCTCAATACATCCATCGCCCAGGCCGTGCGGTCGGCGCTGGGCTGGACGGCGGCGACGGTCGGGATCTATGAAGTCAAGGCCGCATTTGAATCGTTCTTTGCGCTGGGCGACAAGTGGGAAAACCTCAAGTCCCGCATCAAGCTGGCGTCCGCCAGCCAAGCCGAATTCAACACGGCCCAACAGGCACTCTTCGACATCGCACAACATGTGCGTGGCGAACTGGAGCCGCTGGCCGGGTTTTACCAGCGCACGGAGGAGGCGGTCAAAAAGCTGGGGCAGACCCAGCATGCCGCCCTGGATCTGACCAAGCTGGTCGCCGAGTCTTACAAAATCTCCGGCGCATCCGCCGTCGAATCTACCGATGGCATCCAGCAGCTTACCCAGGCTTTTCAGTCCGGCGTGTTGAGCGGCGACGAATTCCGCACGATGATGGAATCCTCGCCGCGTTTGTCCAAGGCGCTGACGGATGCCTTGCATGTGTCGATTGGCGAATTGCGCAAAATGGCGGAGGATCAAACGCTGACAACGGAGGTCGTTATCAACGCCCTGTTGAGTCAAAAGGATGTGATTGAGCGGGAATATGCGCAGATGCCCGCCACGGTGGAAGGCGCAATGCAGCAGGCCAAAAACAGCCTGTTGAAATACATCGGCGAACTGAACGAAAGCACCAAGACCACGCAAAAGGTGGCGGGGGCGATCAATGCGGTCGGCGAAAACTTGCCGGCCATTGGCGAAGGCGTCAAGGCGCTGGCGGAAGGCATCGCCGTGGGCATCGGGGCCAAGGCTGTGCTGGCCGTCAACGGGTTTATCAGCGCCCTGGGCAATGCGGCAGTTGCCAAGGTTGAGGCTGCGCGGCAGGCCAAAATCATGGCTGAAACCGAAACCGTGCTGGCGGCGGCAGAAGTGAGGGCGGCAGAAGCGGCCATTGCCGAAACCAAGGCGTTGATTGCCCGTAACCTTGCCGCCAATGCCGGCATGACTGTAGGCGCGGAATCCCTTGCGCTCAAGGCCCGGCTGGCAAAGCAGGAAGAGGATCTAGCCTCTGCCTGGGCTAAAACCGATTACGCGGTTGGAAAGGCTACTGCCGCCACGGTTGAGGGGACGGCCAAGCTGGGGCTGCTGGGCCGCGCCATTGCCGCCATCCCCGGCTGGGTCAAGCTTGCCGTCGTCATCACCGGCATCGAATTGTTGCCGGAGGCCATCGAAAAGCTGGACAAGTTCGTCAAGAAGCACTCCGAGGCGCAAAAGGCCGTCGAGGCCAACACGGCGAAGAACAACGAAGCCACCCGCAAGCAAATCGGGGAGCTGGAAGACCTTATCACCACCCTGGGCCGCTACCGGGATGTGCAAATCAAATCCGCCGACGAAGTCTCGCGGCTGTCCGACTCCGAGCGGGCCGCGTATGCGGAAAAGCTGGACGGCGCCCAGCGGTATCAAAAGGCATTGCTGGACCTGGCCAACAAGCAAATGCTGCTGGGAAGTGACACCCAATCGGCACAAGAGCAGGCGACCGCCGCTTATGAGAAGCTGGTCAACGCCATGGACGACGTGGACAAGGCGGCGGCATTGAGCGCCGAGGCTGTGCGTAATTTGCTGAGCCTGGACGCTGCCAAGCTCATCGTCCAGTTCGACCAAGTGAAGGCCAAAGGCAAGGACACGGCCCAGGCGCTGGCGGAAATCGGCAAGGGCTTTGATCCGGGTGATCCGGCCAAAATACAGGCGTTCGGACAGGCGCTGGTGGAACTCAAAAACACCGGCAAGATTTCGGCCGGCGAGATGAAAGCCGAGTTTGACGCCTTCGTCGGCAAGTTGAACCCGGCCCAGTTGGACGCTTTCGCAGCCGCGATGAATGCGGCATTTGGCGACGGCAAGCGCGACCTCGAAGCCCTAGGCGCTGCGGCTGAAGCAGTGGCTAACAGCGGCGCATTGCAACGGCTGGGAGTGGATGCGTCGCAAGTCCTGACCGGCCTCAGTTCGCCCGTCCGCGCCCTGCTGGCCGATTTTGACGCGGTCGAAAGCACCATCAACACAACCGGGCGGTCGGCGACCGAGGCGGGCAAGCTGTTGCTGTCCGCCTTTTCCGGGCTGCTGGAAAAGGCCAAGACCCGCGAAGACCTGGACGCCATCAAAGCCAGGATGGACGCGCTATGGCAAAGCGGCAAGGTCGGCGTTGCCGCGATGACGGACGCTTACCAGAAATGGTATCAGGCCAGTGGCAAGGTCAAGGCGACGGCGGCGGAACTGGGCGCAGCCCAAGCCAAAGCCGCGCAAAGCGCCGCCGCCGTCGCGGAGGCATATAAAAACGGTGCGTTGACCGCCGAACTGCTGGCGAAGGCGGCGGCGGACGCCTCCGCCGCGCAGGCCATGGTCGGCAAGTCATCCGACGACGCCGCCACGTCGCTACAGGCAGCCTCGGCCACCGAGCGCGAATATGCCCAAGCCGCCGCCGGACGTGCCGCCGCCGCCCGCCAAGCCGCCGCCGAGCAGTCCGCCCAGGCGCAGGCTGCGCGGGCAGAAGCCGCCGCGACGATCCACGATGGCGAACAGGTGACCGTGTTGATCGACAGCTTCTCGGCAAAAATGCTGGAGTTTGGCGAGAAGGGCCGGGCCGCGATAGACCGCCTGGCAGGCGGGGTGCAGGGTTTCACAGTCGATTGGGAAGAATATGGCCGGCGGGTCAACGTCTGGACGAAAGCCGCCCAGGCCGAGCTGGACCGCGTGGCCTCGTGGACCGAAGAGTTGCAACGGGCAACCGCGACCGGAGAAAACCTAGCCGGCGTGGTCGGCGACGGCGCGATCCCGGCGTTCGAGCACCTGGACGAACAGCGCCTCCAGGGATTGCAACAAGCTCTGGATGCGGCCAGACAAAAAATGTTGGCGTTGACCGACGCGGCCCAAGCCGCCGAGGCGGCGAGCCTGGACCGCCTGTACCAAATGCAGGGCGACAAAACCGCGTCGGAAAATCTCAGATATGAGCAAGAAATCGCCGACCTGAAGAAAAAACAAGCGGAGGCGGAAAAGGCAAACTCTAAAGAGGCGGCAGACGCCTATGCCCGCACCCTGGCCAATGTGCAAGCCGTGCATGAGGCAACCTTGGCGAACATCCAAAAAGAACAGCAAGCCGCCCAAGCCGCCCAGGCGGAGAAGGCCCAGGCGGAGAAGGCCGGGCCTTCCGGCCCCGACAGGTTGCCGGCCAGTCCGCCATCCACCAATCCAGGCCCGATCTACGAGCGGGAGCGGGTCATCCCGCTGACGATCTCGACCGGCAGCGGCACCATCCATGCCACCGCCCCGGCCTCGGGGGCGGCGACCATCGACGCATTTGTCCGGCAGCTTAAAAACCAGGCGC